CCATCTCATAACGAGGTGGGCTTTGTTGTTTTTGTGGTAAACTTAATATACTATGGCTACATCAATTTATAAAACAAAAAATATTTATCTGTTTGACGGAACAGAAATAGAGATTATGCCTCTTAAGATTAAGTACCTTAGAGAGTTTATGGATGCTTTTGATAAGATTAAGTACACCACAAATGATGATGAAGCTATGATAGTTTTGCTGGAATGCACAAGAATTGCTATGAAACAGTATTATCCACTACTATCTAAAAGCATAGAAGAATTAGAAGACAACATTGATTTGCCAACAGTTCATGAAATTTTAGATATAGCTGGAAATATTAAAATTGGTGAAAATAAAGAAGAAGACGTAAAGACACAAGCACAAAAAGGGGATCCAGGCCCATCTTGGGAAGATTTTGATTTAGCCAAGTTAGAGTCTGAAGTATTTTTGTTGGGTATATGGAAGGACTACTCTGAACTAGAAGAGTCATTATCTTTATCAGAAATAATAGCAATTATATCTAGCAAAAGAGATCTAGACTATCAAGAAAAAAAGTTTTTTGCAGCAATCCAAGGTGTTGATTTAGAAGACTCAAATGACTCAGATCGTGGTCAGAAAGAATGGGAAAACATGAAGGCAAGAGTCTTTAGTGGTGGCGCAACAAATGATAGTAATGACATATTAGCACTGCAAGGTCAGAATGCTCAAAAGGTAGGATTTGGAATTGGTATAGGGCTTGATTATGAAGACGCAAGAGACCCCTCTCTCATGGTATAATTAATGTAAACCTAGGGAGGGATCAACATGGCAACAACTGTTTATGAAGCACAACAGATTAAGCTAATTGATGGTACAGAAATTACTCTAAGACCGCTTAAGATTTCACTTTTACGAAAGTTTATGAAAAAGTTTGAGGGTATTGCAGAGGTAGTAGATGATAACGAAAAGTCAATTAATCTGCTTATGGAATGTGTACTAATCGCAATGGAGCAATACAAGCCAGAACTAGCATCAGATATTGCTGCTCTGGAAGAAAATATTGATTTGCCTACTGTGTATAAGATTGTTGAAGTAGCATCAGGAGTTCCAATTTCTGAAGCAGCAACACTCTTTGCCAGCAATGCAGATGAGTAAATAATTAAATAAAGAGGTGTAATGAATGGCTGATGCTCAGTCCAATATTAAGGTAAGTATTGATACTGCTGAAGCACTGGCGAATATCAAAAACTTACAGAGACAGATATCAGCCTTTCATACATCAATGGCAAAGGGCGGAGCTGCAGCTAATGCAGTTACTGCTCAAATGCAGCAAGGCTTAATTAACTCAATTAATGCTACGGGCAAGTTCTCTGCCCAGATGAAAACAATCAGAACAACCACTGAGTCGTTCACAAATTCTTTAGAGAAGAATAAGTTCTCACTTGGAGAATACTTTAGGTATGCTGGTGGAGCATCAAAAACTTTTGGTAGATTGTTTAAGTCTGAATTTGAGACAATAAACAAGGTTGCTAGAGAAAACGTAAAAGACCTTCAGACACAATACATCAAGATGGGCCGTGATGCAAACGGTGCTATGAAGGCAATTGCTGTAAGACCTCTGTCTCTTGACATGAATGATCTTGCAACAAAGACAATGATTGCTTCTGAAAAGCAAGCATTACTTAATCAGCTTTTAAAGCAAGGCTCTACAAACCTACTTAACTTTGGTAAGAATACACAGTGGGCTGGTCGTCAGCTTATGGTTGGTTTTACACTTCCATTAATAAGTGTTGGTGCAGCAGCATCAAAAACTTTTATGGATATGGAAACTCAGGCTATTCGTTTTAAGAAGGTATACGGAGATTTATTTACACCAGCATCAGAAACCCAAGCAGCACTAGAAGGAATAACAGAACTTGGAAAGCAGTTTACTAAGTATGGTGTTGCTGTTTCTCAAACAGTTGGACTTGCAGCAGAAGCTGCAGCAGCAGGTTTTCAGGGGTTAGATCTTCAAAGACAAACAACTGCAGCAACTAAGCTTTCTATTCTTGGACAAGTAGATAGTCAAAAAGCTCTTGAAACAACAATTGCTTTACAAAATGCTTTCTCAATGTCTTCTGAAAAGCTTGCAGAATCAATTGATTTTCTTAACGCAGTAGAAAACCAGACTGTTCTATCTCTTGATGATATGTCAACTGCAATTCCAAAAGCTGCACCAGTAGTTGAACAACTTGGTGGAGATCTTAAAGATTTAGCATTCTTTATGACTGCAATGAAAGAAGGTGGAATTAATGCATCAGAAGGGGCTAACGCATTAAAGTCTGGTCTTGGATCTTTAATTAATCCAACTGGAAAAGCAAACGATATGCTTTTAGCTTTTGGAATCAATGCAAAAAAGATTGTAGAAGATAATAGAGGAAACCTTAAGGCAACTGTTGTTGAGTTTGCTACAGCTTTAAATCAACTTGATCCACTAAATAGAGCTCAGGTTATTGAGCAAATGTTTGGTAAGTTCCAGTTTGCTCGTTTATCTACACTTTTTGCCAACGTTACCAAAGATGGTACACAGGCAGCACGTGTTCTTGACCTAGCTGGTGCATCTGTTCAAGAACTAGCATCTCTGTCTGAAAAAGAATTAGGCATGACTTCAGAATCGGCTATGAATAAATTTAAGGGTGCTGTTGAAAATCTAAAGCTTTCATTGGTTCCAGTAGGTGAAGAGTTTTTGAAGGCAGTAACACCAATTGCTGAATTTGTTTCAAACATATTAGATAGATTTAATAATCTTGGAGATGGAACAAAGAAAGCAATAGTTATTGCAACAACAGCTATTGCTGGTCTAGGACCAATCTTATTAATGACATTCGGTTTGCTTGCAAACGGTGTTGCAAATATAATTAAGGGCTTTACAGCAATGAAGACCCTCTTTAATAAAACTGGTCAGTCATCTGCAACTCTTGGCACTGAAGTTAAGTACATGACTCTTGAACAAAGAAATGCAGCAGCAGTAGCAGCATCTCTTGATCAAATTCATAGAAATCTTGCACAAACATTTACAGCGGAAGCAGCATCAGTAGACAAGCTAACTGGAGCATACACTAGAGCAATTGCAGCGCAAAGAAACTTTATGCCAACAGCCATTCCTATAGGCCGTGGCCCAATCAAGAAGAGAGCAAAGGGTAAGCCTGCGGTAGTTGGCGGTACAGGAAATCAAGATTCAGAACTAGCATTACTAATGCCAGGAGAAACAGTAATTCCAACCAAGATGAGCAAGAAGTACGCTGGTCTTATTAATGGAATGATTGCTGACAATATACCTGGATATGCAGAAGGTTTGGGATCTAGGTTTGTTACAAATACCTCTACATCTGCAGTAGCATCTCACTTTGATGTTACAGCACCAAGCGAACTTGCAAGAACAATTAGATTAGTTGGAGATGAACTAAAGGGATTTTCAACAACAGTACTTAAGCTTACAAATAAAGTAGATGGCGAAGGATATGATTTAGTAAAGAGCCAAGAAGAGTTGGTTGGTGCAGTACAAGATGATAATGCTGTACTAGCTGGGGGAAGATCCTTTGGTGGTACAACAACTCTTGGCACAGGTTCAAGAAATACAATGTTTAATGCAATTGGTGTTAAGGGAGAGCCTTTTACACTAGATGCTTTGGCCGAAGCAGGGGATCAAGCAGCTGTAGCTTTGAGAGAAAATAAAGTTTCAACACAAAAGCATACAGTAGAACTTGAGCAGTTAGCTAAAGAAGGTGCAACTGCAAGAGCTTTACTACAAGACTCAAACGGCGCAACTAAATCAAGAATTGACTATATGAGAGCAAATGCTAAGCAAGCAATTACTGAAGGATTGCTGGCAGATGCTAGAATTAAAATTGACGGTAAGAGAATTACTGTAGAGCAAGCAGGCATGATTGCTGATGAAAGACTTTCAAAAGTAGACACTGAATTAGCAAAACTTAAGCAGTCTGGAATAACAACAGAAAAGCAAATATTAGAAGCAAAGCGTAAATATTTAGCAGCTATGATAAAGTCAGGAACTGGTGAGTTTGTTGTTGCACCTGCAGGAACAGGCGGAGGAGTTGCTAGAGACACTGCCACTGGAAGACCAAGAAGCTCAAATAAAGTTAGCTTCTTAAATCAAAAAGCAGGAGAAAGACAGGCAGCTTACGGTGGACGTGGCGCTGTTCAGATATCAGCTTTGGTAGCAAAAGACTTTGCTCTTAAAGGAAAAAGTTTAGTTGAATCAGCTACATCTGCACTTATTAGTGGTGCAAGATCAGCTCTTCGTATTTCATCTCCATCCAAAGAGATGAGTGATGCAGGAGCAAATGCAGGAAAAAGTTTAGCAGATGGTGTAAAGTCTAAAAAGAAAGATGCTAACAAAGCAGGACAAGTCCTTGGAAATGCTGTTGTTTCTGGAACAAAATCTGGAAAAGCATCTAGAGCACAGGGTCCTGCTGGAATTGGTCCAAATGCACCAGCTGGAACAGTATTCCTTCCAATGACAACTCCTGAAAAACAATCTAGAATGTCAAAGGCTAAGGGTGCAGCAGCAAATGTTGGATCTAAGTTTGCAGGACGTGGAGCAGCAGTTGGCATGGCAGGAAACTCTGCATTGATAGCAGCAGCATTCTTACCTGGCAAAATGGGAGAGCTTGCACAAAAGATTATGCCAGCGGTATTTGGATTCCAAGCACTAAAGATGGTGCTAGGTCTTCTACCAGGACCATTTAAGTTAGTAGCTTTAGGGTTAGCAGCAACAGTGGGTATAGTTAAACTTCTTAATGCAGCAAAAGAGCGTGAGCGTGTTGCTGTTGAAGGTCTTGGAGACGCAGCAACAGTATCTGAAAAGAAGTTAAAAACACTTGGAGACTTCTTTGGCGTAGTTCCTACTAAGATTGATTTTCTTTCTAGAGATAATGCAACGACAACGGGATCCAATTCACAGGAGCAGTCTGCAATTGATTCACTTCAAACAAATGAAGCATTCCAAAAAGACTTTAAGAAAGACATTGAGTCATTAAGAAAGGGAACTAGTGAGCAAGCTAAGCTAGTATTTGACTCTATTGCTATTCAGCTTCGTGGTTCTGGATTTGCTAAAGAGCAAATAGATTTAATTATAAAGGCTTTGCAAGAAGAGTCTGGTAAAACAGACTTTAAGTTTGATTTTGCTAACATTGATCTATCAACAGATAAAGGAATTTTAAATTTTGATAAAAATTTCACAGCTATACTTAAAGATATAGATGCTGGAATTAGTCAGATATTTGTTAGCTCTCAAAGAGGAGCTAATGGGGTTATTACTCAGTATGCAGAAGGAGCTAAGCAAAATATTAAGCTAGCTGCTGATGCTGCTAATGGATTTATAAATGGATTAAGAGCACAGCTAGAAAATGGAACAATCTCTGCAGAACAATTTGCTCAGGGATTTGCAAGAATTAGTTCTGCTATTGCAACAATGCCAAAACCAGAACAGACTATTTTATTAAATGAAATGATGAAGGTCCTTCCAAAGAACTTGCAAAAAGCTGCACAAGGAATAACTGGAACAGGTAACAAGTTAGCTATTATGGAAGCCCAAGCCCTAGGATTAACTGGTGCACTATCTGGAGCAATTGAGGCCATGCTTATACTTCAAAATACAACAGTTGCAGGTCCAGATGATGCTATAAGAGTTTATAATGCTGAAAAGGTTATAAAGAGCTTTAATGCTGCAAGAGATGCAGCAAGAAAAGCACTTGGAAAGCTGACAAGTAGCAGTGGAGGAGCAAATGTAAAAGATTATCAAAGCCCAGATGATGGAACAGGCAAGGGCAAAGATAAACTAACTGCTGAAGAACAATACATTAAGCTGCTAGAAAAAGAGATTAATAAACTAGAAGCTAAGCGTGATGCACAAAAAGCAGCAAACGAAGAGGTTCAAAGACAGATTGATTTACAGATGAAGCTTCAAGATCTGGCTAGTCAGGCAGTACAAGCTAAAATTTCTGGAAACTACATAGAGGCAGCAATGCTTGGTCAACAGTCAAGAAATGTACAAATGGAATTTAATAAAGAGACAGAGTTAAGAAAAAAGGATGCTGAAATTGATGCTCTAAGAGCAAGAGTAACTGAGATTAAAGATGGGTCTAAGCTAACTAGCGTTGAGAAGGCAAAACTGCCTAAGAAGGCCAATGGTGGCCTTATCAAGGGCCCTGGAACAGGACGATCTGACTCCATTAGAGCAACACTTGGATATGCAGGTGGAGGATCAATTCGTGTATCAAATGGAGAGTTTGTTGTAAAGGCATCATCTGTTAAGGACTATGGAGTTGCTGCAATGAATGCGGTAAATAATGGAACTGCAGACATTAGCACAAATTCTGGCGGTACAGTGTATAATATAAATATGCCTATTACAAGTAACAATGCAAGCCCAGAGGGTGTTGCAAACGAAGTTATGAGACGACTAAAGGTTGAGATTAACAAGAATAATAAGTCTAACAAGGTTAGCATCTAATGGCATATACAATTGGTGCAGGAATACAGGTTTCTTTGACTGGTGCAGATAATAGCTGGCAAAGCATTACAGACCATAATAGAGAGCCTATTCAGATTTCAACAGAACTAATTGAGTCTCAGTCACGCATGGCTAATGGAACAATGAGAAAATATGTTGTTGCCAAGAAAAGAAAAATATCAGTATCATGGAAATATGTACCATCAAAAACTTCTGAATCTGCTGACGGTTTTAATGCAGCTGCTTGGCTTGAATCTTTTTATCAATCAAATGCAGGAGTACCAATATACATAAAGGTTGTAGCGTCAGAACTTGCTACAGATTCTTCTGCAGGATCGCTACCATCTGGAACATTTACCACAGCACAAACAGCGCTTAATAGTGGATCAACTGAAACTGGAGCAAAAAGATACACTGTTTTTATGACTGATTTTTCTAAAACAATAATTAACAGAACAAACCTTTCAGACTATGTTGATATGAGTATTGAGTTTACGGAGATATAATGCTCAGTAGCGAACTCTCATCAGTATTTACAGGATCAAACTCAATAACATTAGTACCAGTAGTTTCTGCTGAATGGAATCATAACTTATTTAATCAGCCATATATTACCACTGCTGGAACAGGCACAAAGATATCTCCAACATCTGGAACTGATACAAATGCCACAACAGCAGAATCAAAAGAAAACTTTACAACCAAAAAATTTACAATGTCAGGCGGTACTGGATCAGTTTCGTATACATTCTCTGGATTGTCTGGAAAAGCATATAAAATAGTAACTTATGTAAAAACAAACAGAGCAACTCCAGTTATGGTTACAGCATCTGCAAAAGGATCAGATACTCAGTACGGTACAGAAAATATAGATGTTGATTCACTTGGCTGGACAAAGGCTGTTACATACATAGGATCTTCTGGAAGCCTAGATACAATATCTTCTTTTGTTTATAAAATAACAGCCAACACAATTAGCGGTGCTGATGCAGATGATCTCACTGCAACAGTTCGCTATACGTTGCCAGAAGTATATGAGACAACAGCGTTTGATTTTTACAATCATTCTTTATTTCCAACCGAAAGTGCATTTACATACTTCAGACCAGGAGAATCATATGTTTCGTCTGGAGACTCAAAGTATTCTTTTCCATCTAACTATAGAAGAATAGCTTCTAAACTTTTAAGCACTGAGTCTTCAACTGGAGGATTTTTTGGAAACAAGTATTCTCCAGTAAGTTGTATACTACAAAACCCAAAGTTTTTTCTTGCAGCATCAACAATACCAAACATAAAGACAGCGCTACCGTCTGACATCGCACCATATAAATACTTTGTTTCGGACTCAAACTCAAGAAGCATCACTGCTGTATATGAAAAAATAATTCCTACAAATAAAATTGTTTTAAAGTTTAATACATTAATGACTGTTCCAACGGTGAGCATCTCTATAACTGCTGTTGTCAATGGAACTGAGTCAACAAGTTCTCAGTCAGTAGTTGTTGGTAGTAGCGGAGTTGTAGTTTTATATTGGACAGGATCTGCTTGGAGTACAAGTAAATGGTCAGTTATGCCAAAGTTTGATTCAGCTGGGGCATTGTCTATTTCAACAAATTTAAAAAAGATTACGGTAACTCAAACATCAAGCCAAGCAAATTCTGCACTTTCTGGAATAACTGGAGTATCAAATGCCAACTCTAATATATCTTTAGATCTAAAAAGAATGCACTTAATAGAAGTTTCTCCAAGACTTGAAATAGACCTTTCAGATTTTGTACAAAATATAAGCATAGATAAGTCTTTAGATGCTGGAGGAACTGCTCTTCCAATTTCTTCAATTAATACAAATGATGCAAGAATTAGCCTGTCAGGTATACCAGCAATGAGTGGATCAACACTGGTTCCCATTTTTTCTAGTCAAAGCAATCAAGCATCTAGTATATTAGCAAATATTTTAAGAAAAAATATTAAGTTTTACGTTAACTTTAACCTTATTGATTATGCATCACCTGGCAGCGTAACAACATCAGGCACATACATTCCAGGGGGTATATTCTATTCAGATACTTGGGAAGAAAATGATATTAGCGACATAAGCGTTCAGTGCTTTGATATTTCACGGTATTTGCAGTCAACACCAGTACCAGACTATGTAGCAAGTCTAAAGACTGTATTTGAAGTAATAACAAACATATTAGATCTTGCTGGTTTTACAGACTATGACTATGACTCTTTATATAGAATATGTAATAATAAGTCAGCACCATTAGACCTATCCTATTACTACTGTAACTCAAAGGATACAACAGTTTTAGATGCTTTAAGCCAAATCTTTGTTGCATATCAAATAGGCGCATATATTGATGAGTATGGAATTATGAAGTTTTTAAGTTTGCAGGATATCCTGTCTTCAACAACAACATCACTCAGTATCTCAGACTCAAATATTTTAGAAGGTGGATTTTCAATATCCAATAACGCTAAGCCAGGAAAAATATCCCTAAGATATCAGACACCTAAAATTAAACAATCGCCATCGCTACAAAATGTTACAAACCTAGAAATTAAAAACTCTCCATCATTTATTTATACAACTTCAAATGATGTGGTGTGGCAGCAGCAGACCTTGGATTCTGTTGGATTTAACTATCTTAATGCGGACATGTCAGAAGATACAAACGTGTTTCAGATCAACAATAACGACTTGTTAGATATTTTTCACACGTTCAACATGAATAATGAGGGCTATGCAGCTATTGAAAATGAGATTGTTTCTTTTGTTTACAAAGAGTACGAAATTACAAACATGAGCTCCAATCTTTCAGAAAAGGTTTCGGTAAAAAATAACCTTGAGCTATCTTCAGAAATCAATAGGTTTGTTAAGCAGTACGGTGTTGGTCTAAATCAAAAGTCTGCAATAGTTACTGATGCAGAAGGAGATGGAGTAATAAACACATACTATGCAGAAAATGATTTTGCTGTTGGTGATAGGGTTAACATTAGCGGTATGGTTCCAACTCAGTTTAATTTATCTGGAACAGTGCTTGATGCAGATGCAACTAGCTTTTTAATACTTACTACATCTCACTCTCTTGACCCAGTAACTAAGTCAGGTTCTGCATTTACTGCCTCTACATCAGACATTTTAATAACACCAACTGGAAAAATAACAAACGTAAAACGTGGAATGTTTGGTACTGCCCCAGCAGAACATGCTAGAATAGATTCGTTAGCAAGCAAAAGCCTTTCCGAAAAATCTATAAATTATTATTACACTGATGTGTCAGCATCTAATGATGCTTCTATAATTAACAGTAAAACAAGTAATGGTGAAATAACTGATAGCTTGCCAAGCATTGATAAAATTAGAGTTGAAACATTTGGAACTAATAAGACCTTAATATATCCAACAGATGCGCTTGATATAGGATATCAAACATATTCTGTTAAGTTTGACATGCCAGATCAAGCTGTAACAACAGCAGGTTTATTTTTTAATATGAAGGATGAAGAATCAACTGACTGGGCATACTTTGTTGAACTGATTAAGTACAATGTTTTAGTACCAGGAACCGTTACCTTATATGATCCACCAAGATATAGGTATGCCCTTACAATTCGTACTGATGGATATATAGTTGCTTGGTCTGATGTAACTGGAGAATGTCAGAGCATAACAAATAATTTTGCTAAAATAATTAATAAAACCAAGGTTGATAATAAATAATTAATAAAACCAAGGTTGATAATAAATATCAGTACGACTATGTAACTGATAACGCATTTAACCTAAAGGTTGTTAGATATATTTCTGACGGATCAGACGGTGAAGACGGAACAGCAGAAATAAGCAAGAATATTCTTTCTGTCTTTTTAAATAATGTTGAGATTAGTAGCTGGCAAGTTCCTGGAGACCCATCAGACCCTGATACAGGTGCAACAGGATATAAGCCAACAAGCATTAATCCATTAACTGGAATGAGAAGAAAACCATCTGTAGCAAATGACATGGTTCTTGACACAAAGTTTGGATTTGTATCATCTTCAGCTCCTAATGCAATAGATGGTTTAGAGCCACCACTACAGTTCCCACCCTCTGATTCAAATCATGCATCATCTTTAAGAGAAATACATGCAACCAAGAAGCCTTTAAAGGAAAGAAGTGTAAGTTATTTTTACCAAGACAGAGAATTTTTAAATGGTTTAATACAAAACCAAAGCCTAGCCAACTTGTCTCCAAGTTATATTATGCAGACAACACCAGAAATTTCAGGAATCAATGTGTATGATGTTCAATATACAACTCCAGCTGCAGTGTCTGTTGATGTTTTGCCAATTGAATATATGTGGTACTACTTCCCAGGAAATGAACCAGAAGATCAAAAAAATTATCAAAAGAAGATTATTGATGAATACTCTTTGGCATACTCAACTCCTATCAATACTGGGTTTAGAGCAAAGATAGCAGTAGCCAACAATTCTCCTCATATGGTTTTCTTACGCAAAGAATCTGATGAGATTAATCAATTCACTATTAACTTTAACTTGTGGACACATGAAGTTGTGGCTCCATCAGATCCAGAGATTATTGAAAAGGTTGTTGACCAATCCAACATGTCAGAAGTTCTTCAGTTAGACTCTGAGTGGATTCAATCAAAAGAGGCAGCATATAAAATGCTCAAGATTGTTGAGATGGGTCTGGATGGATTTTCAAAAACGGTAACTTTAAATATCTTCGGCAACCCACTAATTCAAGTAGGAGACATAGTGGGACTAACCTACTCACTAAATGGTATTAGCAGCCAAAGATACATGGTTCAGTCAGTATCACACTCATTTGATTCTGGGCTTTCAACATCTATCAAGATGAATAGATTAGATTAGAAGGATGGCTGTGGTATAATTGAAATCTAGGAGATTATAATGTCATACATTAAAATATCAGATCCAAACGTAATAGACGTTGCTGCATGGCAGCAAGTTATTAATGTTGTTAATCAGCATAGCGATAGCATCACCGCAATTACCAATAATTTTGGAATTCAGGGTACAGGCGAGACAAACTGGCAAGGTGAGTCTGACTTATCTCATGAGTATGACCCAGGATCACAAAAGATTGTTTTTGGTAAGAACAAGTTTAATCCAGAGTTACCAGGAATTACCTTTGATTCAGCTACAAACAATGTGCCACAGGTATACTATGGCGATGTTGTTTTTGCAGACGACGTATCGGGAGCATCATCATTTGACGCACCTCCAATAGTTACTGCAACACTACAGAATACACAATCTACTAAAGTAAAGTGGAATTCTCATATTGTAGTAACTGTTGTTGCTGTAACACAAGAGGGTTTTACATACAGAGTAACTAATCCAAATAGCACTAACAGTGATGGAATCGCAATAACTGGAACTTTTTTTGTAAACTGGATGGCAATAGGGCCAAAGTAATTAAGAGGCCAACGTGAAGTCAAAATATACAAGTGGTAAGTCCGTTGGTAAAAATCAAACGGTACCAATTGGTGTTGATGATCCACGACTAAAGCCAGGTAAAATAGGACAGACAAAAGCACGACAAGGTGCTGAAATTGATATTGTTGGTCTTGATGGAAAAGCATTAATAGGTGGCGGTAGAAATCTAAACAACCCTGCTGGAAGAACTCCACCTGCGCCACTGCCTCCAGATTTTGGTAGCATAACTATTCCACGTGGAGGAAATAAACCTCCCAAGACATATCCTGGTGGTTCTGGACCAGTAATTGTTGTTCCAACTGACCCAACAAATGTTTCTGTAGCTTGGGTTGGAAATGATTTAGTTATAAGCTTTGACTGGGATTATGCTAATGATGTTAATGATTCTGTGTCACAGTTTATTGTACAACTAACTTCAGGTGGAGTAACAAAAAGATCGCAGTCTAATATCTTTATACCAAACACAACACAAACTAGACAAACTATAACAGTAACAAAGTCTATAATTACATCAATGTTTAATGTGTTTAGAACAAGTTTTTCTGCAGTCTGCGTACTAACCGCAGATCCACTTAATAACATAAGTAATACAATTTGTGCTTCCACAGTTCCAGAATATGTTTTAAGTTTGCCAATACCAGTTATTGATGTTAAACCAATTCAAGGTGGCTATAGTGTTTCATACACAACTCCAGCTGAAGATGTTTATGATGCTATTGATGTAGTTGAATATGAGTCTACAGATTTAACAGAGCCAACAGGTGTTACATATATCAGAACTTATTTTGGATCATTAAACCCAGCAAACATAATCCCTGATGGAACAAATCAAAGGTGGGTAAAGGCAAGATTTTCTTCAGATGCTGGAATATACACAGCTTTTTCTGCTGCTCAAAAAGTAACACCAACAAGTTCTGTAGGTGCAGACAATGAGGGGCCACCAGATGTTACATCACTTGAGACATCAGGTGGAATAGATTCTACAGGAGTAGTTGGATTTAATGGATATATTGACCTTTCATGGAGCCCAATAACAGCTGGAGATATACGTGGATACAGAATAAGGTATAGACCAGTTACAGATCCAGTTTCAAAATATTCAACTGCAGACTCAATTGGAGACGCAACATCTTATAGGTTAACTGGACTAAGCCTTGGGGCAGAATATGAGATTGCGGTTGCAACATATGATCAGTACAATAATCTTTCTTCAAATTACTTTGCTGGAAATAATGTTCAAATAGGTGGAACTCCATACATTGCAAGTGAAAAAGTAAATGTTTCTGGATATTTTCAAGCAAAAGCAAATGCATCTGATTTAGACAGCACAGCTTTTAGATTTGGATATGGAATTCAAGACTCTGGTCCATCACAACGTGGATTAAGGTTTAATCCGTATAACTACTGGCGCATTGATTCAGATCAATCAGCTTCAATAAGGGTTGGTGGAGAAAATTCAAACTATATTGACTGGAGCGGTTCTGATTTTGTAATTGATGGAAATATTTCTGCAAGAAAAGGAACATTTAGTGGAAACGTTACAATTGCTGGAGGAGGATCTCTTCAATCATTTATTACGCCACCAACAGTATTTTCTATAGATCAAGTTACCTATACAGCAACAGCAGCAACCTATAGAACAACTGCTAACCATGAATATGTAGTTGGAGATGATATCCTTATTTCTGGACTTTTGCCAGCAGGGTACAACGGCAAGTTTAAAATAACAGCAAGGACATCAAACACGTTTACTGTTGCTAATACAACTAATGCTTTAGTTACTGATTCAGTTGGATCAGTTATATTGATTACAGGAACTGGTTTTATATTAAACAAAGATGGCCTAACCTTTAACTCATCAACAACAAGAGATATAACAACAATAAGATCAGAAGATGGTTTATTTACTACAAGAAGCGCTGTTATTGGTGGCTGGAATGTAAATGCTTCATCTATATCAAGGTCTGGTGCTGCAAATATATCATTAAACTCATCCGATGGAAATATATCAGTAAGTTCACAAAATATTGCGGGGTACACAGCTGGAATAAATGGACCATACATATCTACTGGCAGTACACCATCAGATAACATTAACGGTACGCCTGTTGGAACAGAAAATGTGTTTTGGGCTGGTTCAGATAGTTCTGGTGCTATAGGAACAACTCATGCTTTCAGAGTAACGCTAGCTGGAAACCTATATGCATCAAATGCTAAGATTACTGGAACAGTATCAAGCGTAGGTGCACTTGGAAAAATGACCATGGACGGTGAACATGGTTATATGTCATTGCAAACAGCAGGTACAACACCTGGTACTTTTGGTCCAGCAGCATACTTAGTTCCAAGAAACAACAACATATATTTAACTAGTCCAAGTGCAACACCGCCATGGACAAGTGGAAACGATATATCAAGTAGTGGTCCAGTTAATGGTCCATACATTTCTGCTGGATCTAGCTATAAAGACTATTGGGGAAATCCTACAGTTGGAGCTGGATTATTTACTGGGACTTGGGATTACTTTACTAATGGAGCAAGTACGCCATTTATAACAGCAACAACTACAGGACTCCAGCTATCAGCAGGACCAGATATAGGATTACTTTTAGATGCTGCAACAGCATCAACTGGAGATAAACTTACCCCCGCAATTCCAACAGGACAAAAAGCAATGTTGTTTTATACTGCAAAAAGAACTACTCTTGGTTCAAAAGGACAGCCTATTTATTCTCCAGATACAGAGTATGGAGCATGGGCATCTTTTACTAATAGAGTAATTAAATTAACTGCAGATGAGTTTTTGTTTATAAATGTTGAAGGTTCAGATACTCCAGCAAGTAGAAGAATTATTATGAAGGCAACAGATGATATTGCTTATCAAATGAATTCAGAAGGAATAAAAATTCAAATAGATTCAGATACTCATCAAACATTTAGAAATGACAATATTACAATTCAAGCAGTTGCAGATATTTGGCAACGATTTAATGCAAGTGGAATTAGAACACAAATATCTTCTAACGTATACCAACAATTTGACTCATCAGGAATTAGGCTTCAATCTTCATCAAGTAATTATATTAATCTTACATCTAGCTCTATAATATTAAGGGCAAGTGAAGGAATCGTATACGCATCTGGAGTAGCTAATGCTGGAACAAGACCTACATCAACTCAAGAAGCAATAGCATATGATGCTCCATCACAAATTAAGATGGATCCAACATATGGTGTTGTTATATCTGGAATACAGGTTCATAGGGATGTAGATATGACAGATGCTGGAAGTGGTAACAATTACAGAGGAATTCCTCCACTTGGAAGATATCCAAGATCAAGAATGCTTGTGATAGATCCAGGTTCAGGTGAAGCTAGACTTGGTATGGGAATTTATTATAGAGGGTCTGGAATAACTAGCACGCCAACCGCAGATACTGGATACGCTGGAGATTTACTGGTAGACTTTTAACATGGGGTTGTGGACTAAAAAAGATGCTAGCACATGGGTGCCTGGTACAAAGATATGGGTTAAGAAAAGTCCAACAGAATGGGTTCCAGTTACAAGAGCATGGATTAAAAAAACTGCAACACTATGGTCAGTTTTTTGGCCAAAGTTAGGACCATTTACAACGACTGCTCCATATTTTTCTTCAGATCAAGCAGGAAATAACTATGTAATTGAACCTATTATATTTGGTTCAACAAAATATGCTCAAAGAGGAGTTTGGGACGGTAATGGAGAAACTATATCATCTTATAGATATAAACTTGAAGGTTCAACATCTGCTCTAATTGATACTGGTCCACTAACAACTTTAATATCTGAAACATCAATGCCTGCATCATATGTAGAAATTGTATTTAATACATCTTCGTGGGATGGTAAATGGCTTTTGCTTACAGTAAAAGCGACAACATCTACTGGAACCATTGGTACAGACAATTCAGACAATATAGAAACTGGTCTTGGATATAGAATTCCATTAATTAGAAATAATCCATTAAAAGCATCAGGAGTAAATCCAAGAATTATTGGCATTGTTACATCTTTGCCAGCTACATTACAATACTCTTCATCTTGGAACGGTACTGCAGAATATCTGCCAGACTCAACAAGAAGCTCAGTAAAATGGTATACAGCAACATCTAACACATACACAGCAGATAACATAGCAACCTACGGAACAGAGGTAACATCAGGAATAACAACTAGTGCTCCATCTGTTACTTCTAGTGTTTATAATGTTACATCATCCTTAGTTACACCATCAACTATTCCAGCAGGAACATATTATTATGCAGTTGATACACAAAAAAATAGTGGAACAGATTATAACTTTGGAACAACTATTGGGGTACAACAATTTGCAGTTTTTGGTCCAATTCAAACACCTCCAAACCCTCCAACAAATCTTCAAAGAACTCTTGGTAATGGAACATCAAAAACTTTTAGTTGGACAGCTCCAGTAGGAGGAGGAACACTTACACGGTATGAATACAGATACACATCACCTTTTGGTGATTCAGGATGGATTAGTAATAATTTATCTACAAGTGTTTCAATAACAACTGTATATGGATCAAACAATGTATTTTCTGTAAGGTCGGTTGGACCAACCGCTGAAAGTTCTGCTGTATCAACTCCATCATTTACTGTTCCTAGAATTACAACAGCACCATTTGCTTTAACTTTTAACTCTACTGCTGCAGAAATAGATTGGGCATCTAATGATCAAGCAAGTTGGTCTTTAGCATTATCTCCATCAGGAGCAACATCCGTACTCTGGAACAACAGAGTCTTTTACTACAACACCACCAATAGATTTGCAAGGTAGTACAACATATACTCCTACATTAACTATTGCTTCGTCCACTGGAGATACACATACAGTTACTGGAACTGCATTTACAACCCTTGCTCCAGTGCCAGGTCCACCTACCAACCTTCAAAGAACACTTGGAAATGGACCAAATAAAACATTTACATGGGGTGCACCATCATCTGGAACAACACCTACATCATACGAGTATAACTTAAGTGGTGCTGGCTGGGTTAGCACAGGTCTAACAAGGTCTGTATCCTTTACAAACATTGCTGGTCAGAATTTAACATTTTTGGTAAGAGCAAGATCG